CGCAGCCGTCCCCCAGAAAAGGAGGCTTCCAATCGTGGCCTTCACCGAAGGGTCCAACCGCTGGAACCAACCCAGGGCGCGTTCCAGCACATCGGACAGTCGCTCAAGATGCGGCAGGACTGCATTGCCAATCTCGACGCCGACGCTTTGAAAGACAAGCCTGATTCGGTCCATCCGCTCCGTGACGGACGAGTCGAATGCGGCTACAGCCGCGAGCGCCCCGTAGAGGCCCACGCTCACAATGGCGCCAATCTCGCCAATCTTGTTCCCGAGCTGCTCAATCTTGCCGGCAGCAGCGGCGACGTCGGCGACAATCTTCCGCATCGACTTGGTGAACTCGCCGACGGCGGCCGTCACGACGACATAGACGTCACCGACTTTGAGACCGCCGCCAGCCATGTTGAATCACCTCCGACGCAAACGTCGAACGGACTGCTGTCCTTGTGGAGAAGCGCCCGAGGCGGTGGGCGAGGAAGAGCGGCGCTCCAATTCCTCGGCTTCTTTCCGGGCGTAGGCCACCAGCCCGACGACGTCTTCGTAAGCCATCGCCCGAACCGCGTCGGGGGGCAGTTTCAACAGAGAGGCGACCCCGTAGAGCAGGTTCGCTTCGGGGTCGCTGTCTATTTTCCCCGCATCTTCTCTTCGCTGACGTTGAAGACGTCCGTGAGGTCCGTCGCGAAGTCCTCCAGCCACGACTCGTCCAGCAGCTCGTCGACGTCGCTGACGGAGAACATGGGGCGCCCCGTCTCCGCGTCGTGAATCACGCAGACGGCGATTCGCGCCAGCATGCGCGCACCGGCACGGTCCCCGGTGGGCTCGTTCTTCTCCGTCATCTCGCCCGCGGCACGTGCCTGTTCAATCAGGCGCAGCCGATCCCCCATCGTCGGTTTGATGATGTCGACCTTGACGCCATCAATCTCGACGGACTTCACGACACGACGGCTCTTCGCAAGCAGCTTGTGCTTGTTCGACATGAGGCTTTCCTTTCCGGCAGTGGTTCAGGGGGTGCCGTATCCCCAAGCGATGGCGGCGCCACTCCCCGTGGGGAAGGCGTGACCGATGAACTTCACGGTGCGCTCGTAGAGGGCTCCGGGCGTCAGCTTGTGCGACAGCTCGGGCACCTTCACCCAAGCGCGAAACACCTCGGAGCCCGCGCCCTTGCTGACTTCGACGAGCAGTGGAGCTCCGTCCATGAAGCCTTCATCGAGCGCCGTCAGTCCCACCAGCTCACCGGAGAAGTCCCGAAGCGACACCGCGCGCCGCTTGTAGCCATCCCCCATGACTTGCAGCTCGACGACGTCGTTCGTCACCGACAGGGAGATGGAGCGCACCAGCGCCACCGGATGGACTGGGAGCGAGGCGCCCGAGACGCGCACGAGTGCTTCTGGCCCAGGGGCGGTGGTGAGGTAGACGAAGCCGAAGAGCGGGTCGACGTGGGCGTCGGCGGGCACCCATGCACCGGCATCCGTGTCACCGTCCGGGGAGACCTCGACGAACGCGGGCATGCCGGGGCTGAGTCGACGAAGAGCGGGGTCGACGATCCGATACTCCGTGCCGGTGAACTCCTGCGCGGGAACGGCTTCGGCGTTGAGGAACTCTTCCGGCTCGCCCGCGATGGACAGGGAGCCAACGTGCGCGGGGATGACCGACATCAGACGGCCACCGGGGCGCCATTGCCCAAGAGCTTGCAGGAGAACTCGACGACACCGCCCGGAGTCAGCTTCTCGTCGTAGCTGGTGACGACCATGGGGATGCGCTTGCCCTTGGTGCCAGCGGAGGCGCTCGGGTCGAAGATGAACGTGACATGGACAGTGCTCCCGTCGTCGCGCGCGTCTCGCAACACAGCTTGTGGCGCGTCGCCCGTCATGAAGTGCCCCGACAGGTCCGCACTCGTGTCCTTGAGCGTCTGGAGTCGGGACTTGTAGCCCGAGCCCCCGAGGTAGTTCGTCTCGACGAAGTCGCCCGTCTCGCTCAGCGACGCGTCGGTGAGTCCGTCCACGCGGTCAGCGGGCTGTGCGGCATTGGTGTCCGCACGCACCGACACGCTATCGAGGTGAGCAGCAACAGGGGTGGACATGGGAATGCCTACCGGCTCGGGAAGAGCCGCGAGAGGGTTGCAAGAATCTGAGCCGCGACAGCCTTCCGAAACTTCGCGCGCCCCTTCCGAGCGGGCTTGCGCAGGAAGTGGACGGGCTCGGCGAAACGCTGCGTGCCCCAGTGGAAACCCTCGTGAATCGCGCCCGCCGCTTCGTGCTCGTAGCCAGCCGTCGCGCTGACGCTCGACTTCTCGCCATTTACCGCAGGGCCATCGACGAACCCCGACGCGCTCAGCGGTGGCTTGCCATCCGTATCCCGCTTGCCGACGGGGACAAGGGTGCGGCTCGCCTGGAGCACCGTTGATGCATGCTCGCGGGCCAACGGTGCGAGGTCGTCGAGCACGGGCCCTTCGACCTTCCGCAACTTGTTGAGCAGTCTGAAGTCAAGCGCAACCTTGAGTGGCATCTCCCCCTGTAAATGCGTGTGGATTCCGCGAGTGGCTCAAGGGCCCTCATCAACAAACGAAGCATTCACGGTGAAGGTCCACCAATGGCGGTCACTGCCATCCGTGCCGACGTAGTTCGGGCTCCCTTCGTCGACCTCCATCAGCACGTAGGGCGCGGCATTCGCGAGATGCAGCACGTCGAGGGCCGCGAGCGCGAGGGCCTGCCCGTCCCGGAAGCTCTCACGGGCCGAGCGCACGCGAACCTGGCAGGTGACAGTTCGGTACGTCTTTCGTCCTCCGAGGTAGCCCTGCGGCGGGTCGCCTCCGGTTTGCAACACGAAGCACGACACGTCCGGCACCGACGCGTCGTCGTCCTCAAGCGTGGGTCCCAGGAAGAGGTTGCCCCCAACGCGCAGCCCGCGCCCGCCCGCAGCGAGGATGTTCGCAAGGTCTGAAGCGGCATCACGGGCCATTTGATTGCCTCATAAAGCGCGGTGTGAATTTGAGTGGGCTGGAGGCTTGTGAGTATCCCGCGCTGAGTCCCCCGAAAGCGCCCATGTGGCGGACGACCTCGGCACCCAGACAAACAAGACAAACACCGAAGCCACTGCTATCCTGGGCCTGTTGTCCACCTTGTGAGGGCACACGAATGAACCGGTTGCTTCGTAGCAGTGTGGCAGTGTCGATGCTCGCCGTTGGGGTTGGCTGCGGCGCAACCACCAGCCAGCAGGAGCCAGACGAGCTTGACTCTCGGCAGGATGCGCTCTTCCCCTGCAATGACAACGAAAGCTGGCATGTCGAGTATTACAGCGACGAAAGTCGGACGGTGTGGGTCGGCGCCGATGATTGCAACTGCGACGGTCAGCAGAATCTATTCGGGCATAGGAGCATCTATTCCCAGACGATTTTCTGGCCAACGGCTTGCGTCGAGCAGTAGGAAGAGATGACCAAGACGGCCTAACGAGAGCCCCTTCTGCGGGAGGGGCAACTCCGGAGATGGACCAGTCGTTGTTCGATGCGATTAGAGCCAGACCTTCCGGTAGCGCACCACGCCCCCACCGTCGACGTGCTCGTCAACGGCTGCGGGGCGGCGGGCGTGGTTGATGTCGGTGGTGTCGTCGCCCTGGAACCACAGCCGATGACGCAACGTGAGCGGCGCGGCGGTGTATACGACGAAGGACGCGACGAACTCGGCGCCGTTGGCGTCGCGAATCAGCTTCCGGCTCGGCTGGATGCGCGCGGGAGCGTCATGCACGGGCCCCAGGAGCGGAGCCCCCCACGCGTCGCGCCCAGTGACTTCGGCGTAGCGCACGAGTTGCCGGAAGTGCGCCGCGGGGCCGGCCATCAGCTCGCCCTCCACAGGACGTGCGGCGCGACGAGCAGCTCGGCCCGGGGACTCGCGAGACGTTGGCCCGCGCTCTTCTCTCGGTAGCTCACGGACCAATCCCCGAGGCTCTCGGCGGACACGTCCGCATCTCGCCCCCGGCCTCGGTAGAGCGCGCAGGCTTCGAGGATGGCCGCTTCCTCGACTTCGGCAGGCAGGGTGAGGGGACCCGCCGAAGCATCGAGCGCCACCTGTCCCGGCGTCACGAAGCCCCCCGTGTACGTCACAGCCAACGCCCCCGGGTGGCCCTGTCGGGTGTCGACGGTCAGCGTGACGAGCCCGCCCACGTGCGCCGTCTCGGGCCACACGCCGGCAAGCCGGTAGAGCAGGCCACCCGCCGCGAGGTCCCCGGCAATGGTGTAGGCCGTGGCGTCGAGCAGCTCGCCCCCTTCGGTGACACTCAGGACGTCGACGAGCGGAGGGCGGGCGAGGAGCACGTAGGGGCGTGCGTAGCTCGCGGGGAACTCCGTCACCGTGGCCCGCTCGAAGGCTCGGCCACACAGGGAGGCAATCGCACCGCTCGCGGCACTCACGCAGCGCTCAACGTGTGGGTCGACAGGCACGCCCAGGTCGGCGGCGACTGTCGCGGCAAGGCAGAGGTCAGTCGGACGGGCCATGGAAGGGGCTCAGGAGGGCCTAGGAGCGACGAAGCCGGGGTCCGGAGGGGTGAGGGGAGCCCCAGCTTCGTCTCGTGGGACTAGGGGGCGGGAATCTCGTCCGGGCCGCACAGCACAATCAGGCTGGACGCGCCGAGCGTTGGAGCTGTACCGCCCGTGAGCGCGACGGTTTCGACGACCCGCACGTAGCGCCGCGCGGTGGACAGGCGGACGTTCATGCGCGCCACCGCATTGGGGGCCGTGAGAGGCTCGACGGCGGCACCGGGCAGGTCGCTCCATCCGTTCTGGCCGTCGGCGCTCTCCTGGAGCTTCGCGGCGAGCGAAAGGGCCGTCGGAGTACCCGAAGCGGCGCCCGTCGAGGCCGTCAGCACGCAGGAGTCGAAGCCCATCCGGTCGATGGCCGCGCTGTTGCGGGTCCCCGCGCCGACGGCGGCGGGCACGGTGCCGGAGCGGATGCCGACGAGCACACCCGCGTCGGTGGAATTGGCGTTCATGGTGGGGCCTCTCAGGCGCTGTAAGTGATGGAGCTGAACGCCTTCGGCTGGCGGACTTTGAAGTCCCCCTTCACGATGGCGCGAACGGTGGTCTCGTCGAACTCGGCCCGCGTGTCGTGCTCCGACAGAATCAGGTCCTCGTCGATGCCGTAGATGAACTGACGCCAGTCGGCCGAGAAGGTGATTCGCGCCGAGGGGACGCGCGTCGTCATGACGAACGGGAAGCCGCGAATCGTGCCCTTGTCGAGCATCTCCTGACGGAACACCCAGACTCCGGAGTTCTGGAGCTGAAGCAGGGCGGTCGCCCGCGTCGGGTGGATGACCCAGGCCGCGTTGCCCATGCGGACATGCGCCGTCAGTGGCAGCTCCACCGCCTTGTCGATGTCGGCCAGATACGCGGCGGCAGTGGTGCCCGTCGACGCGAAGGCGTGCGCCGCGTCGAGCTGGGCGAAGAGCCCCTTCGGCGCCGCGCCCGTCCCGTCGCCGTTGAAGCCCGCGTCGTCGAGCCCGTCCGCCACCGTCGCGCGGATGTCCTCGCCCACGCCGGCATCCCCCACGCCCGGGGTGCGCAGCAAGTCGTTGCTGATGTCGGCGAGCACCATGCCCTTGTGCGCCTTGAGCACGACCTTGCCGTACTTGGGCGCGCTCTTCGGCACCGTCTCGCCTTCGCCCACCCACCTGAATTCGGAGGTGCCCGTCTGCCGCCCCATGTGCAGCTCGCCCTTGAACGCCTGGGTTCGCACGCCCAACTTGAGCAGCGCCGCTTCGGGCCGCAGGAATTCGATGACCTCGCCACTCTGCTGGATGGGTACCAGCACGCCGGCCGAGTCGAACTTGCTGAGCTGAACGGCCTTCTGCACATCGGCATTGCCGAAGCGCTTCGCGGCGTCGACCAGCTCAACGGCACCCGTGCGGCGGCCCGCCGCGATGACACTCTTCGCGAACGCGCCCAAGTTCTCGGGGCTCGAATAGACGCCACCCGGGAGCGGCCCCTTGCCCGACTCCATGCGGCCGGGCGCGCTTCGAGCAGCGGCGTCCATCAGCTCTCGCGCGACCTCGGGGCCCAGCGCCTTCACCATCTCCGCAACCTGCTCGCGAGTCATTCCTTCACACTCCTCGGATGTAGCTCTTGAATGCCTCGACGAAGCTCTTCGCCGCGTCGGAGGCGTTGAAACCCTTCGCCTTGTCGTCTTCCTCGTCGTCTGCCTTCGGCGGCTCGGCAGGCGGCACTTCCGTCTCGGACGCGGGCTCGGCGGCCTCTTCCGTCGCGGGCTCCTCGTCGTCCGTCGACTTCGCTTCGGCGCGTGCGTCGAGCAGCTCAACGACGCGCGCGGCAATCCGCTCGACGATGTCTTCGCCTTCGTCCTCGAAGGACTTCGCGCGCACGGCCCGCGCGTTGCCTGGGATGGTCACCACCGAGACTTCGAGCAGCTCCTGTCCGTCGCAGTCGTAGCCACCGCGCTCGTTCTGCCGGTACTGGCCCGGGAGCATGAGGTAGCGGACGGAGACCGCGTTCAGGATGCCCTTGGCGACCTTGCGCTCGACCCGCTTCGCGAACTCGTCTTCGTCGTCGAACTCGACGTCGACCATCAGGGCGTCGCCCTCGACGTAGACGCGCCCCTTGCCGATGGGCAACTGCGGCTCGGCACCCGCCGAAGAAGCCTCGGCCCCGTCGTCGTGGTTGAAGAGAATGACGCCGTTCGCGTTGTAGCCGTCGACGCGCCAGCCCTTCACGTTGAGTCGGTCCGAGTAGCGGTCGAAATCGCCGTCACTCGCCCTGAACTTGTAGACGCGTCGCCCACCGATGGACTCGACGGCGTTCAGCGTCGCCGCGTCCTTTTGGACGGCGCTCAACCGCAGGGTGCGTGTAATGGGGACAGGCATTCCCCATGTAAATGCGTGCGGATTCTACGAGTGGCTCAGGTGCCCTTTTCAGCTTCCGCGTTTGCTTCCGCTGAGCTGCCCTCGACGGGTGTCGGCGTCTGACCTGGCTCGTTGGGCTTCTGGCCCGGCAGCAGCTCCGCGAACCCCTGGCGTTCGGCGTGGGGCTTGAAGCCCGCTTCCGTGCGCCACTCGTCGAAGGTGAACGCGCTTGGAAGCGTACTCATCACCCGTAGCCGGTGCTCGCGGTCGGCGGGTACGGGCGAGTCGTAGGAGAGCAGCACGTCGTCACCGAAGCGCGGCGCAAGACTCTTCTGCATCGACGCCAGGAAGACTTCCGCGCGCGGCTTGGTCGCCTGTTCCGCCAGATGCTCACGCGCGGCGTAGCTCGTCGCCTTGTTGCTGCTCGTCACGTCGCCCACAATCTCCGGGGGCACGCGGTAGACCATCCTCACGAAGTCCATCAGGAAGCGGCGCAGTTCGACGAGCTGCATGTCGCGAAACGGCGTGTCGAGCCGAGCAAAGGTTGTCTTGCCGCTCGTAATCATCACCCGGCCGGCGTTGGCAGGGCCCCCGTACTCACGCGCAAGGCTTTCCTTGAACGCCTTCGCAGGGCCTGCCTGCCCCTCGTTGAAGCCTTCAATGGCGATGACCGCGCCCGGCAGCATGTTGTTGAAGAAGGCATTCTTCGTGAAGCGCGCGGCGTGCTCGTCCGTGTCGACCTCGTCACCAAGGGCGTAGGCGATGCCGATGCCGCGGCCGAGAGGGTCCGCCGGATTCAGGCGCTTCACGTAGATGACGCTCGCGGCGGGCAGAGTGAACATGCGACCACCAGCCGTCACCGTGTACGTGCGTTCTGACTTCGGCTTGCTCAGGTCCGGCAGTGCGAGCACGCAGTCGGGGGGCACCGGCCACAGCCCCACGGGGACGCCGGCCATCTCCTCGACGACAGCGAAGAACTCGCCCGTCAGGTCGTAGTGCAAACAGAACAGCTTCGAGAAGTCGCGCCCCGTCATGTAGTCGTTCGGGTCCGCGAGCAGCCGCAACAGCGGGTGGTCCGGCAGCTCCACCGCGCCAGCTCCATCGGCGAGCGACTTCAACCGCTCCCGCCGCACGTCGCCGCAGGCCCGCCGCAGCGACACGTCGACGAGCGCCTTCCGCGTCGTGGGGTCCTGCCGCACGAAGGCGCGCCACGTCACGTCCGCGAAGGCATCGCCCACCGTGTCGACGATGGTCCCCAGCCACGGCATCTCCGCGTAGGCCGCGAGCAGCGCGGGCACCTCCCGACGCGGCGGGGCCGAAGCCCAGCGACTCAGCTCCAGGCCGGTTCCCTTCCGCTTGCTGCCACCGCCCAGCGCCGCGCGCATCCTGTCCAACAACCCCATGGAGAACCTCACACCGCGAAGAACTGCTCAACGAACACGAGGTCATGGACGCCCCAACAGAAGGCATCAGCCCGGTCATCGCGACGGCCCGCAATGCCCGTGAATTTGCTGAGCTGCTGTTCCAGCTTCGGGAACGTCCCGACGAACTCGACGCGGCCCGCTTCGGCCAGGGCGGACACGGGCTCGGCGCGCTTGCTCTTCGCACTCGTGGCCCTCACCGGCTTCACGTTGACGCTCACACCCAACTCGCCCGCGACGGTGCTGATGAGCGTCTCCACCATCTCCCCGCCCGTGTTCACCTCCACCACGAGCGCGTCACACCCCCATTCGAGATAGGCGCGGATGGCCGTCGTCGCCCACTCTCGAGGACTTGCCCGACGCGACAGGTCGGCGAGCACCGACACGCGCTTGAGCGACACACCGTCGGCCCCGAAGAGCACGCTCGACTTGCACCCCTCGACGATGATTCCCGTTTCGTCCGAGCCCGTCTCACTCGTGGGGCTCGGATCGACGCTGACGATTCTCCGGTCGAGTTGCTGGGCATACTCGTGAGGGTCCGCGTCGACGCGCTTCCACTTCGCCGAGCCGAAGATGGCCCCGGGCACGTCCATCAGCAGGCGCCCGAGAACCTCTTGCTGACCCCAGCGGGTGTTCGCGAGCGCTCGCATGTTCGCGACTGCCGTGGGTGCCAGGTTGGCCGCGTTGCTCAGCGACGAGCCCGTGCGCAGCACGACGCCCGGCTTCAACTCCTGGGTCTCCGTGTTCGCGAAGAGCAGCTCTTCAATCTTCTTCAGCGGGCGCGGCGTCCCCGTGAGTAGGAGCTGCGGCGGGTCCTCACGCGAGCCGATGCGCAGCACCAGCGGGAGCTGGTCAACCGCGGCCATGTCGTGCTTCCACGAAGCCGGCTCGTCACCCCAGCCCCATCCGGCATTCGGGCCGCGCAGCCGGTCGGGCTTATCCGCCGAGTAGCAGATGGCATAGACGCCGTTCGGCCACGTCACCCGCCGCTTCGAAGGCTCGTACTTCGGGGTGAACCATGGGGGCGACAGGGCCAGGATTCCGGACGCACCGCGAATCATCGTGTCGCGCACGTCGGCTGCCGTCGGACCAATCAGGGCGCCGACGCTCTTGGCCTGCCACGCTTTCTTGATGACCCACCGCGCGCCACACCATGTCTTCCCGAAGCCGCGCCCGGCCATGACGAAGCAGGTCGAAAACTTGTCCGGGGGGACCTGCTCTCGGCGCGCCCAGAAGTCGAGGTCGTAGACGAGCAGCTCGGCTTCTTTGTCGTCGAGCCCTCCGAAGAGCTTCGCGAGCTGAACGCGAGACCCGGCCGTCTGAACCATCCTGGCAGCGGGCGACTCATGCGGCGCGAGTCCTTCGGCGAACTTCCCCCAGGCCCCTGTCAGCACGCTACGCATCACTCGCCCCCCTTGTCGTCGAGCGGCACGGGTGTGGCGGCATCGGCGGGCGGGGGCGGCTCGTCGGGGAGGAACTTCCCCAGCCGGTCAATCAGCAGCTCACGCAGCGCGGCGGTGTCGGCGGTCTGGTCCTCGGGGCTCTTCGCCTCGACGTTGTCCCGCCTGCCATACAGCTCGGGGAACCGACGGCTCAGCAACCACTGGACGTGCTTGGGGTTCGTCGTGGACGCGGCCTGGAGCGTCTCCGTCGCCGACTGCATGAACTCGGCTTCGGCCCGATTCACCGCGACGAAGAACTCGCGATAGGGCCCGCGCGCCTCGCTCGCGCCTCGGTGGAACCACCGGGAGAGGGTCTGCTCGTCGACGCCCACGAGGCCCGAGGCCGCGCGACGGAACAGGCCCGACCTCAAGTAGTCGCAGATCTGCTTCTGAATCTCAGGGGTGAGTTTGGTTGGACGAGCCACACCATGTAAATGCGTGCGGTTTCTCGAACTTTTTCATGGGTGTGCCCTGCAAAACGCATCACCCCAGCGGTTTTCCGCAAAATTTCTCAAAAGTGGTGCGCTCCGAGCAAGCCAGGATCCGGCCCGTGAGAGGAAATACTCGCCGGGGGGGCCCATGGGGAAATTTCACCCATGGCGGAATCCGCAATCCATCATGTTATTCTTGTTTTACCTGGATAGCTTCGCCTTCGGCCGCAGCGGTTTGCCATGGACTCCATCTACCGAGACCATACCCCATGCAGATCTCCCCTCATCGGCATACAATCCCCACATGGACAAGCCGACCAAGAGCCATGACGCCACAGAAGACACCGTTGCCTTTCCCGGGCTCGAAACCGTCTTTCTTGTTGGTTCAGGCATTGACCACAATGGATGGGGACCTGTTCTCGCAGCCATCAATGAGCAAAGACCAGAGGCTCGAATCGAAGCTGACCCCGATGCAGCCAATTACTTCTTTGCTACCCACGTGTATCAAAGACGCTTTCTCGAACGAAACAAGAGTCATCACTCCGTAAACCAAGAGATCAACACGCAACTGATCTCCCAGTGGACGGATTTCGATCTACAGCTCAAAAAGAGCATCTCCACGCATCTTGCCGAGGCAACAGCCAAAGGGGAGATGCACCTTCGAGATGCATTCATGCAGAACCATCACTCCGGCAAGTGGGGAAAGCATGTCTTCATTACAACAAATTGGGACATGCTTCTTGAGCGACAGGGTTGCAAGCCCTCATCGGTCTTGCATGTTCACGGAAGCATCGAGACTCCCTCGCTTTTGTATCTCCCGAGCGAAGTAGCGGACGAGCCCTTTCGCGCGACTGGCGACCACGAGCAGATGGGCAGATTAATGGCCACCATGTGGAAATCTATCGCCCAAGCTCCAAGGCTCGTTGTCTATGGGCTCAGTCTATCTGCCCTGGACGTAGAACTTGGTCACATTCTTAGCGTTGGACTTGGTGAACACAACGATGGGAACCCGTGCGAAGTACACATCTTCGATTGCAGCGATCAAGTTGAGAAAGTGGAGCGCCGGGTTCGCATGTTCCTCACAGGCGAAACCAAAGTACAATTTGTGCGACGGCCTCTGCATTGCGGTTCCGCACGGACATAGACCACATATACATATTACCCACTTGAGTCGATGCCACACAGCATTCAGGATGGCCGCTTTCAAGGGGCACCAAGGACTCCTCTCAGCTCCACCAGGGCTCGCGCCAGCAACCGGTCGACTCGGCTCTTTGGCGCGCCCCATGCTTCGGCCACGGAGCGCACCGATTGCGCAGGGCGGTTGATGCCGAAGACGCGGGACACCAGCTCTCGCTGCTCGGGGGCCAACTGCCGCACGGCCTCGAACACGAGGGCTCGACGCTCAGCCGCCAGCAGCATCGCCTCGGGCGTCTCTTCGTCGGCATCTCGGCCCGACCTCTCGCCGAGTGCGGCTTCCAGCGCATCGACCAACGGGTCGCAGCCCAGGTCACCGTCCGAAAAATGAGACGGTATGTCTATTCGCTGGATTCGGATGGCGTTACTTCCGGTGCAAGGGGTTGAACGCACGGTGCGGCCCTTGTGCGCGCCATCGCTCGGGTGAACGTCGCTCGCGTGCAGTCGCGCGTATTGCTCGCATGCGGTCCTCGCGCGGAAGTATGCGACGTCACCGAACGACTGCCGGCCCCTCGTGGGGTCGAACTTGTCGACGGTGCGAAGCACGGCCACCGAGGCGACCTGTTCGAGATCTTCAGGGGACAGCGTGCCCGCGAACGACAGGCACTTTCCGACGGCGCGGCGGATGACTGGACGCACGGACACGAGCAGCTCGGCGGACAGACCTCGCTCAAGCGCGGCGTCCCCGTCCTCTCGGGCCTGCATGATGCGCGACACGAGGACAGTCTGCTGTGCTGCCTCAGTGGCGTAACCGTAGCGTGCAATGGCCCTCCCAGCGGCGGCCCTGAAACATTTGGGCGAGTGAAACATCGCCGCGCGGGTAGCACGCCCCATGCCGACCCCATCCGACTCACACACAGTCTCAGTCACGGTGATACATCGCCCCTCGGAATTGGACCGCGCAGCGGCAGCCCAACGGCATGAGCGCCGTCTCCGAGTAAATGCGTGTGACTTCCGCCAGTGGTTCACCGAAGTCGCAAAGGGCGGCAGTGGGGTTCAGGGCATCGACGCCCCGGCATCAATCAAGCTCTCTTCCTATCCTCTCTCCTTCTCCTCTTTAGAAAAGATGGAGTAGTAGAAAGGAGGATAGGGAATAGAGAAGGATAGGGATTTGGGGCACACGCTTCGGTGCCGTATGACGCCGGACGCCCTGTGCCTCGACGGCTGAGCCACTCCCGAAATCCGCACGCATTTACCGGGGGCAGCGCGAACACCCTGCCGCATCCGTCCGGCTGACGATTCCGTGGGCCATTCGGAAAATCCGCACCCATTTACGGGACACCATGCACGTACCCCACACGCCTCCCGCCGCCGTCGCACTCCACGCTGAGCCAGCAACAGAATCCGCACCCATTTACCCGGGCATGAACCACGTGCCCAACAACACGCGCCTGCGCGCCCTTCGGCTGAAGGTCGCCTTCTACGCGTCCGCCCAGGACAACATCCCCCAAGCCGCTGAGCTGTCGTGGCCCGAGCTGTCAGCAAAGCTCGTCGCCCATCGTCGCAGTCAGTGCCCCACGTCGCCCTGTCTGCGTGGCTGCCCCGGCAAGAATGGCCCCGCCTGGAGCCCGGTGGACATCGTCGAGCGGCGCCGCTCGGAGAACGTGCGCGCCGTCACGGTGGGCGTGTTCGACCTGGACCACCTCAACGCGTCGCAGCTCTCGTTCCTCGACACCGTCGAGCGCAATGGACTGGCCTACGCGCTCCACTCGACGCACAGCAACCGCCCGCCCGAGGACTACTGCCTGCGGCTGGTGATGCCGTTGTCCCGGCCCGTGCTCCCACGCGAGTGGCCCGCCGTGCGCGAGGCCGCAATCCGCATGCTCGACCTCCCCGCCGACCCGGCCACGAAGGACCTGGCACGAATCTACTTCCTGCCCGACGCGCCTCTCGGTACCGAGCCCTACGCGGCCAGTGGAGACGGAGCGCCCCTCGACGTCGACAAGCTACTCACCATGTCCCGGGCCGGCCTCCCGACGGTGGCGGCGCAGGTGTCTTCCCCGAAGCCCGAGGCGCCCGTCGACCTGTACGAGCTGCGGGCCCTTCTGCGACGCATCCGCAAGCCCGAGCACCTCGCCATCGTCCGCCGAGCCCTTGCAGGTGAGTCCCTGGCCCCCGTCGGCGAGCAGGACACCACCCTGAACTCGCTCATGTCATGCGCCGCCTTCGTCCTGCCGCTCTCAACGCCCGAAGCCGTGGTCGTCGAGCTGTTCCGCGCGTCCTTCGCGGCCACGGATTGGCGCGAGGGCACCGAACACCTGTGCGAGCAGGCCGGCCTCAAGCTGCGGCGTCACCGCGAGCGTAGGAAGGCGCGGGATGCCGCACGGCTCGCGGACAACACGGCAATCTGGGAGACCCTGGGCAGTCGCGCACCTGAACCCGCGTCGAGCGACGCCCCGGGATGCGAAGAGGACGCGCCAGACCCCGACGCGTGGATGAAGGAACTCTTCCTCGACATCACGAAGGACACCCGACGGCAGATTCGCAACTGCGAAGCGAACGTCGCCATCGTCCTCGGCAAGTCGCCCGAGTGGCGCAGCGTCTTCCGCTTCAACGAAGTCACGAAGAAGTTGGAGGTGGAGGGCGGTCCCCTCGGCCCCAAGGTGGATATCGAGACGCTCGACGTCCTGGTGGCCAACTGGATTCAGCTCAGCAAGTACGGGCGGCTCGGGCTGATGCCGAAGGCGCACGTCGTCGCACACCAAATCCTCGCCGTGGCAAAGGCCAACAGCTACGACCCGGTCGCCGACTACCTCGCGGAACTCGTCTGGGATGGGAAGCCGCGGCTCGACGGGATGCTCGCGACGTACTTCGGCGCGCAGGGGGATGCTCGATACCTCCAGGCCGTCGGCGCGAAGTTCGCTATCGCCGCTGTCGCGCGTGCCCTGCGCCCCGGGTGCAAGGTCGACACGGTGATGATTCTGGAGGGACCCCAGGGACTGCGGAAGTCGACGGCGTTCAGCATCCTGGGAGGCCGATTCTTCAGCGACGCGCCCATCGACGTCACCAGCAGAGACAGCGCCATGCTCGCCTCTCAGTTCTGGTTCATCGAACTGGCCGAGCTGAGCACGTTCCGGAAGAGCGAGGACCAGGCCCTCAAGGCGTTCATCACCCGGACGGAAGACACCTATCGGCCGCCCTACGGGCGTTCCAACGTGCAGGCCCCTCGTCGATGCATCTTCGTCGGGACGACCAACGACGACGACTACCTGCGCGACCCCACGGGACAGCGGCGCTTCTGGCCGGTGAAGTGCTCCCGCATCGACACCGACGCCCTCAAGCGCGACCGTGACCAAATCTGGGCCGAAGCCGTCGTGCGCTTCCACCAAAGCGAGGACTGGTGGTTGAGCAACGAAGAAGCGGCGGGAGCCGAGCAGCAGGCCGCGTTGCGCATGGAGAACCACGGGGACAGCCGGAAGGAAGTCATCCTGAAGTGGATTCTGGAGATGCCGCCCGAGAAGCGGCCCTCGGACGTGACCCATCTCCAGGTGGGCGTCGAAGCCTTCTCCCTCCACCATGCCCAGGTCGACCACCGGTTCTCACGGGAAATCGGCGCGGCCTTGAAGTCGCTGGGATTCACCCGAGGCCAGCGCCGAATGGGAGGCGGAAAGCGCCCGCTCGTCTACTACCTGCCGGACGAGCTGAAGAACGCGCCGATGGAGAAGCGCGGCGAGCATCGGTCAGGGTTCGGCAACCCCGCCGGCTACGAGTGATCCACTCGCGGAAACTTCACGCATCTCGACCGCCAAACAACGGAAGAACTGAGGTGCTCATCTAACGAAGGGATGACACCTCGTCCGGACAGCCACCAAGCGTACCTATACGCAGCCTTCTTCCGCAAGGACCTCCGGCAGTTGTGTAAGGTCCGCCATTATTCGCACACCATAGCGCTCGGAGAGCCCAGTTTGGTTTGCATGGTGAGCCCACTTATTCTCCGTGAGAACGATATTGGCATGTGGGATGGTCGTCTGAAGGTACCGCCAATCAAGCCCGTCGTTCGAGTCTGTTGCAGCGTTTGGATCGCGATCTCGCGCAAACATCAACGTCAACAGGATGTCGGTAGAAGGGATACCGCGACAGAGGCGCTGGAGGTTCTCGTCTTGACCAAGCCAAGACATAAATTCCCGATGTTCAATTCTCAGCCGCAGAAGAGCGTCAGCAAGAACAAGAACCACAGACTTGATCCAGTTCCCGCATTCAATTCGCTCACGCGTGCCAGGATCAAGTGCAGCATCGTGCGCCCGGACACTCGCAACGGCCTGCATGGTTTCCGACTCACTTGTCCGAAGCGAGGCATATGTGCCATTGCCACGTGCGCTCAATATAGTCCGTACAGAAGCTTCAGGTGACAACAGCGCGGCCCTGCACCTTTGGTCAATTCTAGAGTTTCCACTCACAGGAATCGAAAGCTCAGTTTGCCCGAAAGCCCCACTCACTCCCCAGTGGACGACTGTTTCGCGTAACTCCTCGACCTCTGTAGCTCCCTGGAAAAGCCGCCTTACAGCATTGCGCAACTCTGCGGCCTGAAGAGAGGTATGCGGTAACATGGACTTATTGTCCGACAGCTCAACAATGAAGCGGACAAAACGCTCGCGGCGTTCGGGGTCAGTGCTTCCCACAGCCTCAAAGACTGGCGTACTAAGTAATGGGACCACCAGTCGACCATTTCGAATCCCCTCACGAACGGCATCAAGCGTTCGCTGAAACCGCTGGCCGTGTGAACGTTGGTGGTGAGCCTGCCCCAAAGCGATCCAGTCTTTGGTGTCGAGACACAGCAGCTTTGGATAAGCCTGCTTGGAGGCAGGGAGTTGTGTCTCCCTGGGAGGAAACTTGCGCCCACTCTTCATGACCGCAAGAAGGGTCTTTCTGTCGACAGCTTCCATGTCATCCACCTTGGGCTCACTCGGCGACTATTCGCGAACGGCAGCATAGCAATAGAGGGCATGAGCCCGCCCAACACAAGCAGTCCGCCACACGACAGTGAGCCACTCCCGAAAGCCGCACTCATTTAGGGAGGGTGACGGCCTCTCTCGACGCTCCCAGCAACAGCCCCTCCGTCGTTGCCGGAGTCATCCAGCGCTTGAGCGTCTCGCAGCTCAAGAAGCACAAGCTGTGCCCCCGTGCTTGGTACTTCGCCAAGGTGTTGCGGTTGCCCGAGCCGACCACGGGGGCACAGCAGGTCGGCACCGAAGGCCACGCGCAGCTTGAGCACTACCTGTCGACGGGCGAGGACGTGCTGGGCGCATTCGCGAAGGCGGGTGCCCATCTCCTGCCGACTCCCGGCCCCGACCTGCTCGTCGAACAGCCCCTCGACGGTGCTCCGCCACTGACGGCGGGTGGCATCCCGTTCACCGGCTTCATCGACCTCGTCGACGCGCGGAGCCTCGCCTCCGACGGCGTCCTGCGAATCACCGACCACAAGTTCACGAGCAACGTCGCGAGAAACGCCGCGACGCCCGAGCAACTCGCCGACGCCAACACGGAACCCGGCCTGCAAATGGTCGGCTATGCCGCGTGGGCACTCAGCCAGGTCGAGCGATTCCCTGGCCTACGCGAACTGGAGCTGGAGCACCTCTACTACCAGACCCGGGGCCAGCGCCTTGCCGTGTCCGTCCTTGCCTCCGTGCCTGTCGGGCACGTCGAGCGCGAGTGGCGGGCCAAGGTCGAGCCCCAGGTCGAAGCGATGAAGGCGCACGCGCAAGCCGCCCGAGCTGCCGACGTGCCCGCGAACTACGGCCCCGCATGCACCAAGTACGGCGGGTGTCCGTTCATGGCGAAGTGCCTCACAGGAGAGCCCAAGACGATGTCCCTACGCGACAAGTTGCTCAGCAAGCCTTCTGAATCCGTCCCCGCCACCGACGCCGCGGTTGACCTGCCCGCCATCCTGCCGCCCGACGCGCCGCAGCCCACGCCCGTCCAGGTGGCCCTTGAGGTCGCCGAGCAGCCCGCGCCGAAGCGACGAGGGCGCCCGCGCAAGGCTCCCGAGCCCGCGCAGTCCACGAGTGACCTTCGCGTGCTCTTCGTCGATTGCGTGCCGACCAAACACGACGGGCCGCGCCCCGAGTCCCTCACGGGCTACGTCGACGACATGCACCGCAAGGTCGCCGAAGCGGGCGGCGTCGACGACGTGCGCTTCGCGGGCTCCGATTCGTCGCTCGGGTTCGGGAAGTGGCGTGGCGCGCTCGCGATGGCCGCGCGTGCCGAGCTGCCCCCGCCCGGCATCTACACCGCGCTCGGGGTCGCCCAGTCGGAGCTGATGCAGGTCATCGTCGAGGCGCTCGAACCGGCGTTCGACGTGGTCGTTCGCGGCATTCGCTGATCACAGGCGGGGCGCCAGCTCTCTCCAGCATGAGACTTCTCCACCGGCTCAACCCGGGTGCGGCGATTTCCGCTGAGCGCCCCGCCACCGCTGCGCCCGTTGCTCTTGCGAAGCTCACGGGCGACCGTGCCACCATCGCGAAGGGACAGCCCGTTGGCTGGTCTCCCGACCTCGCGCGCGTGCTCAGTCTCCCGCGTCGGGACCTCGCGAGCACTTACGGCGACCGCGACTTCGCCACGCTGGAAGCCGCCCTGCGCGCCCCGCCTGAGACTCGTTGCACCTGCCGGACGCTCGGGAAGCGATGCCCGTCCTCGTTGCTCCCCATCCAGCGCCTTGCCCTCCTGGAAGCCGCGCGCGCGGGTGGCGGGCTCTTCCCCATTGGCGTGGGACACGGGAAGACGCTGATTGACCTGACGCTTCCGCTCGTGATGCCCGAGTGCAAGGTTGCCGTGCTCCTCCTGCCGTCCAACCTGCGCGCGCAGCTCGTCGACGTCGACTGGCACTTCTACGGCGGGCACTGGCGCTTGCCCAACCTCGCGGGCGGCAGGTGGTTCCGGCCTGGCTTGCCCGTCCTCCACGTCATCACCTACGAGAAGTTCTCAACCCAGGAAGGCACTGACCTCCTGACGCGCATCCGGCCGGACCTCATCGTCTGCGACGAGGCCCACAAGCTGAAGGACCGGAAGAGCGCGCGCACGGGCCGATTCCTTCGCTACCTGGAACAGCACCCCGACACGCGCCTTGTGGCCCAGTCGGGCACGCTGGCGACGAGAACGGTCAAGGACTACGCCCACCTCGCGGAGTACGCCCTACGCAACGGCAGCCCGCTCCCGCTCAAGCAGCACGTCGTCGAGGAGTGGGCTGCGGCACTGGACCCCGGCCATGCCGTTGCGCCTCCGGGCGAGTTGCTCAAGCTCGTCGACCCGTCCCAGCCCCTCGCCCCGCTCGAAGGCGAGAACGAAGCCGAGCGCGAGCGCCGTCGGGTGCGGGATGCCTATCGACGGTGGCGCAACGCAACGCCGGGCGTCGTCGCGACCGACGAGAGCGCCGTCGGCATGTCGCTGGTCATCCGGACGCGCGACCCGGGCAAGGTCCCCGACGAGCTGGTCGCCCACATTCAGACGGCGCTCGGCGGCCAACGCCCAGACGGCGAAGAGTTCGTCGACGAGCTGCAACGGGTCGTCTGCGCGCGGCAGCTCGCGAGTGGCTTCTTCCATCGCTGGCGATACCCGGCCATTCAGGGAGTGCCGCAGGACCCGGAGCTAATTCTTCGCTGGTTCTCACGCCGGCAGGAGTTCAACCGGGAGCTGCGCGAGCGCCTCAAGCGGCCCGCCGAGCACCTGGACTCACCTGGGCTGCTCGTGCGTGCCGCGATTCGCGCCCACCAGTCCCCGGCCTATGACGGCGACCTCCCGACGTGGCGCGCGGTGTCCTGGCCTGCCTGGGGTGAGATTCACAAGCGCGTCGTCCACGTCACCGAAGCCGTGTGGCTGTCCGACTTCATCGTGAACGACGCGGCGAACTGGGCGCTACGCAAGGGGCAGCCAGGAATCGTGTGGGTGGAGTTCCCGGAACTGGGGGAGCGCATCGCGAAGGCGGCGGGTGTGCCCTTCTATGGCGGTGGCCCGGAAGCGTCGGCGACCATCATCCGGGAGAGTGGGAAGCGCTCCATCGTCGCGTCGCTGCGCGCTCACGGGACAGGGAAGAACCTGACGATGTTCTCGCGAATGCTGTTTGTGAACCCGCCTGCCGACGGCGCCGCGTGGGAACAGGCCATCGGCCGCTGTCACCGACAGGGGCAGCTTGCCGACGAAGTTGAGGTGGAGCTGTACCAGCACACCAACGAGCTAGTCGGAGCCTTCCAGAAGGCCCGCGACTTCGCCCGGTTCATCGAACAGACGGAGGGCATGCCGCAGAAGCTGTGCTTCGCGAAATACTGGTGAGCCACATGTCCGGACCATCTCTACATCGGGGCCCCTAGTCAAACACTACTTCTTCGGCTCATACGCAGACGAATAGCGAACTTGAATATACGTACACATTCCGCTCGCGTCCCACTGCACCTGGACAAGACTGCTGTCGGTAATCGACCGAATTGCAGCCAGCAGGTTCTGGTTGTACGTATAACAAATCGCAGCTACACCAGCAGCATCTCTTGCCGAACATGCCCCGTAGACTTCAGTCGCCGTAGTCTCGGTGAAGCAGTGAAAGCTTTCCAATGGCCGATCGGAGTTCCTGGCCATAGACATTGTTGCATTGAAATACCTACCATCGAGAGCCACCATCACAGGATAGTAGTGCTTCTCACCCGCCCACGCCAATCCCCCCAGAAGTGCACTCACCGCGACAGCAGCACGCATCGAGATCTTCATATTGCCTCCTCAAGGACGCAAGGGGTACGGAATGTCGTCCCAAGACTGAGCTTGCCCTCTCCGCGAGCTTTGTCAAACAATCCCACTCAGGCAGTTGCTAGCCGACACCGTCCGGGCTAACTCGACGATGAGGTTGAGGCGGAGCTGTACCAGCACACCGACGAGCTTGTCGGGGCCGTCCAGAAGGCCCGCGACTATGCCCGCTTCATCGAACAGGTGGAGGGCACGCCGCAGAAGTTGTGCTTCGCGAGCTACGACTGGGCAGCGCTTTGACAATTCGCGCTCCATGCCCCCGCCGGCCTCATGTCATCGATAGCATCCCGCACGCTAGGGTAGATTCCCATTCTGGAACGTCACCCGAGTGCCTGCTAGCTTGACTAAATGGACAAGAGAACGAAGGCCAGAGGGGCTCAATCAACTTGCGTCTTCTGCTTGGTGCGCCCAGCAACCGAGGACGAGCATGTATTTCCGAAGAGCTGGTACCCGAAGAACACGCCGCCAACAGTCCAGCGCGTTACCGTTCCAGTCTGCGGAGACTGCAATGACGATTTTGAGGTCGCCGAACGCGCTTTCAAATTGCCTGTGCTGATGGGAATGGACCCCACCAACCCTGATGGGGCAAGCGTGATCGACGGCCTTCGGCGCTCTTGGCAGTTCAACAATGCCCCTACGCTCAAAGAGTCCGTGCGACGGGCGGCTACACTGCGAAAAATATCGCGCCAAATTAGGTTTGAATTGCGTTCGCCAAACGACCCCACACCTAGGCGATTAGAAGTCCCCGTGCGCACACCTGCGGGCCTGTATGTCAGGGCATCGCCGGTACTTCACCTTGAACACTCTGTTGCCGTGAAGATCTGCGAGAAATTTGTCCGAGGCTTCCACTACGATGAAGTCAACGTGCCTCTCCCAGTGGACACCCCAATCTTGTTCCAATGGGTTAAGAATTTAGATCCAGAAGTTCAGGCGAGCATTAGACAACTTCCGCTGAATACCCGCCTCGCCCCAGGCTTGAGGTATCGCGTGCGTCGCGAGGGCGCATGCTCGTTCTGGGTATTCTATCTGTGGGGACAAGTGGAGTTCGTAGCATTTGCTGGGAGGCCGCCGCCTGAGTCGAGCGAGGAATTGGCAGAAACAAGCCTCAAGTAGAGCGTCTGGGGTCGGGCCACTTCTAGAATCCACACTCATTTACGTGGGGTCAGCGCATTTCGCCGCTGACGCAACCCAAGCCGAAGGGCCCACGTAACCATGAACAACGCACTCACGAAGATTGCCACCGCGCAGGCTGCGGCGGGTGGCCGCTATCCGCGTTTCGGGAACTACCTTCTCGAAGTGGCGGTCATCCGAACGAAGGAAGGCTTCAAGGGCGACAGCGCCATCGCCGAGCTGAAGGTCCGCGAGTCCGAGCCCCTGGTGGGAGGCGAGTCGCCGAGCCGGGCCGGTGAGACGGTCGACTACGTCGAGAACCTCAGTGACGCGAAGAAGGGCGGCGGCGGGCGCTTCAAGTCCTTTCTCATGACGCTGGTGGGTGCCGACGAGCACGAGTTCGCGAACCCGGCCGTCCTGAAGAAGTTCTTCGACGAGCGGCAGGCGGGCACCCATCTCCTGGTTCGCTGCGAGGTCTTTCCCAAGCAGCTCCCCGCGAAGGAGGGCCACACCGGCAAGGTCATCAGCGGCTATCGCTGGTCGCACGTCGAGCTGAACGACGAACAGCTCGCGCAGGTCGAGCAGGCCCGCAAGGCCAGCAAGCTCCCCGCGCTCGCCGACGCCCTCGCCTGAATTCGGGTGGCGACTGACGGCGCGCTTTCCGTCGGCGGCTGGCCCACGACACGGGCCGCTCTCCCTTCCACACAAGGCACACCGTGAACGTCTGGTCGTTCGACACGGAGACGTGGCTGATTCAGCCCGGCTTGCTTGCGCCCCCTCTCGTCTGCGGCAGCATCGCGACGCGCGAACCCGGTAGCGAACGGCTGCTGGACAAGGAACAGGCCCGGAAGTTCTTCCGCAAGGCCATCACCGACCCCGACACCGATATCGTCGGCGCGAACCTCGTCTACGACATGGGAGTGATGGCGGCGGATGACCCGCGCCTTGTCGCGCCCATCTTCGCGGCGCTCGATTCCGGACGGCTGCATTGTGTCCAGATTCGCGAAGCGCTCATCGACATCGCTCGCGGAATGTACGGCGTAGACCCGTCAACCGGCCGGAAGCTCGACGACGACGAGGGAGCCCGCTACCCGCTCGCGCTCCTCGTGCAGCGCCATCTGGGGCTCGACATCAGCGAGGAGAAGAAGAACCCCAGGGCATGGCGCCTTCGCTACGGAGAACTCGACGGCGTCCCAGTCGAGCGCTGGCCGAAGGAAGCCGCTGACTACCCGAAGCGCGATGCTCGCTTCACGCTCGACGTTTACTTCCGGCAGGAGGCCATCGCCCAGGAGACGCCCAACGGCGGCAACCTGCATGCCGAAGCCGACCAGATGCGCGCCGCGTTCGCGCTCCACCTTGCCTCAATCTGGGGCCTGCGGACGAACGTCGCGTCGGTGGCCCAGCTCCGTGAGCGCGTCGAGCGAGAGTGGAGCGAGAACCGGGCGAAGTCCCAGGCGGCTGGCATCTACCGCGAGGACGGCACGAAGGACTCGAAGCGCCTCGCCTCGCTCGTAACTGCCGCCTATGACGGGCAGCCTCCCGTCACCGCGCCCAGCGACCGATTCCCCGACGGCCAGGTTGCGACTGACCGCGACACGCTGCTTGGCTCGGGTGACGCACTCCTCGAAGACCTGGGGAAGAGTGGGCGCGTCGACAAGTACAAGTCGACCTACCTGGACGTCGTCGAGGCCGGCACAGAGGCCCCCATCAACCCGCGCTTCAACGTGCTGGTGTCCACGACGCGCGTCTCCAGCGACTACCAGCAGCTCCCCCAGAAGGGCGGCATTCGCGAGGTCCACGAGGCCCGGCCTGGGTTCGTCTACTGCTCGGTCGACTATGGCGGGCTTGAGCTTCGCACAATGGCTCAGCGGGCTATCTGGGAACTGGGCTTCTCGAAGATGGCCGACGCGTTGAACAGCGGGCTCGACGTCCACACCCTTGCCGCGGCCGAGTTCCTCGGGGCGAACTACGACGAGCTGCTCGCGAAGGTGAAAGCGAAGGACCCCGTCGCGGTCGCCTTCCGCCAGCTCGCGAAGATTCTCAACTTCGGCAAGGGCGGCGGGATGACGGGTGGCTCGCTCGTCTACAACGCGCGTGCGAAGGACCGGGTTTCGTTCTGCCTGCTGGCGAAGCGCGCAGACGTCTGCGGTGTCGAGCGCGTCGTCGTAACCGTCCAGCGAAAGCCGAAGATGGTCTGCCGGACGTGTGTCGAGGTCGCGAAGGATTTGGATAAGCGGTGGCTCAACGCGTGGCCCGAGCAGCGCGAGCTACAGCACCGGGCGAAGTCGCGCACCTACGGGGGCGGGTTCGCCGACGTGATGATTCCGGGCGCCAACATCCTGCGTGGGGCATGCGGCTACACCCAGATTCTCAACACGCCCTTTCAGGGCCTGGGGGCCGTCGGGTGCAAGCGCGCGATGTGGCGCGTCAGTCGCGAGATGTACGTCGTTCGCCGCTCCCCGCTCTATGGCTCGCGGCTCAACCTCATGGTGCATGACGAGCTGATTAGCGAGCTGCGCGCCGACGACCCGCAGCGGTTGCACGACGCGGCCGAGCGCAAGGCGTTCCTGATGCGCGAAGCGATGAAGGAAACAACTCCTGACCTGGCACCGGCAATCGAAGCCGAGCCCGCGCTGTCCCGCATCATGTCGAAGGACGTCGCCACCGTGCGCGACAGCTCCGGAAGGCTGCTGGTCTGGGAGCCACCTGCGAAGCACGCGGCCTGAGCCACGGCCGGAATCCGCACTCATTTACGGGAGGACTACTCACCCTGAATGGTGTTCCATGGCCGTACCGAACGACGCGCTCGAACAGCTCCCGCCGCCTCATTGTCCGTACCTCGACGTGGACCTCGACGACGCGGTCACCTTTGACGTCGCCGACTTCCACGAACTGCGCTTGCTGTCGGCGGTGGGTGGGGAACCCGAGGCCCTTCACTTCCAGGTGGCCGACCTGTGACGGCGCCCGCTCGAACTCTCCTCGTGGCGCTCGACCCGGGGCTTCGCGAATGTGGCGTCGCGATCTTCGACCTGGACTCGGGCGAGCTGCTCGCGGCGGGCATGCCCACGAATCCCGAGCGGAAGGCCCGAGGGCTTCCGGCATGGTCTCGGATGGCCGAAGGGGTGGCCACGTTCGTTTCGTCGCTCCTGGAGCCACTCAGGGCCGCAGGCGGGGCTGTCTCCATCACAGTCGCGAGCGAGTGCCCCCAGGTCTACACGGCTGGGAAGAGCAAGGGCGACCCGAACGACCTCATCGAGCTTGCCGGTGTCGTCGGCCGCGTCGCAGGTGCGTTGGGAGCAACGTCGGAACGGAGCTACCTGCCGCGCGAGTGGAAGGGGACCCTCGACGGTGACGTGATGGTCGAGCGCATCAAAGCGCGCCTCGGCGAGCGACCGCACGAACACCTTCGCGTGCAGCTCCCGCGCGCGTCGGACAAGCACCACAACGTTTGGGACGCCATCGGCATAGGCCTTCACGTCGTCGGCCGACTCACGCCCCGGAAGGTCTTCCCGAGGTGAACATGAGCGCCCCTGGAACGAACCGTCCGCTTCCGCTGCTACTGTCCAAAAGGAAAGCCGCCTTGCTACTCGGCATTGGGCGCGGCAACACACTCCAGTCCCTTATCAACAGCGGGGCAATTCGCACCGTCAGCGTTGCCGGGAGAGAGCGGATACCACTACAAGAGGTGGAACGCATCGCGAGAGAAGGAACGCACGCGCATCCGTCCACGCGCTGTACACACCACGCTCCGCGTCCCCGACGGAAGCAAGTAGCAACCGTCGGGGATGCCATACGCGCAATCCGGCTGGATTAGAACGGGGTCGGCACCTTCTGCGGAACGGCGTGCGTCGCATAGAATCGCTTCGTTGTGCGTTCGCTCTTGTGGTTGAGGAATGCGGCAACTGCTGCGGGATGCGCTCCGGCATTGATTGCCCACGTGGCGACCGAGTGCCGCATGTGCCCGGGCCGAAGATGCTCTTTCAGCCCGGCAGATGTGCTCGCCCGCTCAAACTCACGATGGAGCGCCCAATAGTCGACGGCGCCAGCCGCTCGCAATCGGGTGGCCGCTTCTGCAACCCCGGCACTCACTTCAGTGCGCAGAGGTTCGCCCGCTTTTGTTTGAGGGCACGCGAGCACGCGCGCACCATTCATCGGATGAACCTCGACTGATCCACCAGCAACGAAGCGAGACAGCTCGTTGAAGTGCCACCCGGTACCCGCCAGCACATCGAGCGCATCACGCCATGTGCCAGCAAGATGCTCGCGGACCGCACGGAGCTGTTCGAGCGATACAGCTTTCACTGTCGTCCACTGCTCCGGGCGAGCCTGCGGCACCGAGAGACCAGCGCTCGGATCTTCGCGCTTCTCCATTACGTGGCGAACCTTGATCAACCAGCCACAGAATGCCTTCAGCGTGGCAATGTGCTGTTTTCTACCAGTCTTGGCATCATCAAGCGCCTCGACGAGCCGCGACGTCTTCAGCGTGCGGAGGTCAGACGAGCCGAGGCGGTCAGACCACCACGCAAGCGAGCGCTGCTGGTCATTGACCCATTTCTCCGAGTTCTTCTTCTCGGCCTTTGACCAGCGGAGGAACTCTTCAGCCAGCTTTGCGGAGAGATGGATACCAGCATCTTGTATTTGAGCGACTCCCGCTGGCTTGTAGTTAGCCGGGTCCGCTTCAAACCGTTTGAGCTGTTCATGTGCTGCTCGGCTCGTATGGCAGCGGGTACTAACCTCAAACAGCCTCCCGCTGATCTTCCGATAAATGTAGTAGGTCTCGCGCCCTTTGCTGTCGGCACGAATGTATCCGCCGTCCCATGGTCGTCCCTTGGCCAT